CTGTACCCGGACAGCGATGTCCATTGGGAGGTCTTGGAGGTGCGGCGCGGGACCAGTCCGCTGACCGGGCTCAACCGCCGTGAGTTTATCGTCCAGGACCTGGGGATGGAAACGGGGAAGCCACAGTATTACTACCTGGAGGGCGACCGGTCTTTGCTGCTGCTACCCATCCCGGAGAGCGCGGAGACCTTGTCCGCCCTGGTAACGCTGCGGCCCAAGGATACGGCGCAGCGCGTTCACGACGTGCTGTACAGCGATTTCCGCGAGGTCATCGCCGCCGGGGCGCGGGCCTGGGTGCGGCGTAATCACGGTGAGTGGAGCGAGCTGAGGCTGGAGGGTCAAGACCGCCAGTTGTTCGAGAACGCCATTCACAACCAAAACATCCGGCGGGCACACGGCGGGGCGGGTGTCGCGCTGCGCGTGCGTTCTCACAGCTTTTAACGGGGTAGGCTATGGCCAGTAACACCAAGGTTTCCGACATCCTGAGTCGGGCAAACGTCATCCTCCAGGACCAGGACCTGCGCTGGAGCAAGGCGGAGAAAATTCAGTGGATCAATGACGCCCACAAGGCGATCATCTTGCTGCGCCCCGATGCCGGGATGCGCACAGCGGACTTCACCTGTGTGGCCAACACCAAGCAGAGCCTACTAGACCAAAACGGGCTGGCGGATTTGAACACTTACACGCCGGTACGTCTGCGGGAAGTGGTGCGTAATAAGCCTACTTCCGGCACGGGCCGTTCCATCCGTCATGAACTGAAGCGGGTCCTTGACGATCAGCTCCCGGAATGGCACGCAGCGGCATCCTCCACGGCGGTGCAGTTTTACACGCATGACCCGGCCCATCCCACCAGCTTTTATCTTTACCCAGCGCCCGCCGCTGGCCACAAGGTCGAAGTAACCTACAGCGCCACGCCCACGGCGACGCTGGCCGAGGGCGACTATATCACCCTGGAGGACATCTGGGTGCCGGTGATCCTGGATTACGTGCTGTACCGGGCGTACACCAAGGATGCCGAGTACACCGCCAACCTCGAACGGGCGGCGGCACACTACAAGACCTTCAGCGATGCCGTCATGGCCAACGCTCAGGCCCAAGCCGCCCTGCCGCCGATTGACGACGGCCGGGTCACCGCTAACCGTTCCGCTTAATTTGAGGTGATTCTATGAGCGCGTTTTCTAATTACATGGAAGAGGCCATCGTCAAATACTTTCTCCAGTGCGACGATGCCCAGGCCAACCCGACCAATACCTACCTGGCGTTGTTCACCAACGCCAATCCCGAGTCTTGGGATGACAGCACCTCCTTCACCGAGCCGACCTACGGTAACTACGCCCGGCAGGAGATGGACTTCACCAACTATGCCAGCGGCCAGACCAAGAACGACGGCGTGATTGGTTTTCCGGCCAATGACGCTGTTAGCCCGGTGACCATTACCGGCATTGGCGTCTACGACGCCCTAACCGGCGGCAACATGCTGATGTGGTCCAAGCTGGTGACGGCGAAGGAACTGGCCAACGGCGACACTATCTCGTTTGCCAACAACGCCATCGTCTTTACCATCAACTAACCGAGCCTAACCCGTGTCGGGCATGGTCAACAGTCATCCGCTTAACGGCGCGGCCTTAGCCTCTTGGGCTAAAGCCGCGACCGTGGCGGCGTCCATCGCCTTGACGGCGACGGCTGAGCCGACCTGCATCCGGGGCGGGGTGGCGTCCCTTACGGGGGACGCGAGCGCCAGCGTCACGGCGATCCGGGTCTTCCCCGGCGCCAGCACGGGCGCTAGTCAGGCGCTAGGGGTAGCCTATCCCTGGTATCAGGGGGCGGGCGAGGCGGTCCTGGTGGGGCGGGCAACCGCCCTGGCGGCGTGCGAACGCATTGTGTACGCCGAGGCGTATGGCACGGCAACGGTCACCGCCAGCGCCATTGCTGAGTCCGAGATTGGCGAGGTCATCGCCGCCACCAGCTTCACCCTTGAGGCCGAGGCGACGCGCAACCGTCAGGGGCAAGCGACCTTAGTTGCAGAAGCCACGGTAGACCCGCCGCCGGTGGTCTTCGGCCAGACGGTCAACCTGCTGGCAACCAGCGCGGCGCGGGCGGAGGCGTCCACCAAGCTCAGCGGCGAGGCTTTCTGGCGGCACGACGGCTATGTCGCGGCCGACGCTACCGGGATACTGAGCCAGCAAGTCACCTGGTCGGTGCTCTCCGTGCCGCTGGGGATGGGCTTTACCATTACGGCGGAGGCGGTCAGGCAGCAGCCCGCGACGGCGACTATGACCGTGACGTGCTTGGGGACTGCCGATGGTATGGCAGGGGTTCCGGGCAAGGTCGACGCCTCGGCGCAAGCGACGGGCGCGGCCACGGGCACGCGGGTCCATGGTGCTCAGGTAGCGGCGACGGCGGGTATGTCCGTTCGCTTGGCCATGGCACCCATGCAGGGGCACGCGGCGACCGTGAACGCTAGCACGGCGCTGTCTGGCTTGGTGGCACCAAGTAGAAACGGCGCGGGCGCCGCCCAGGCAAGCACCCTGAGCGCAGGCAACGCGGACGGTGCGCGCCTAACCTGGGGCGAGGCCAGCCTGACGGCTAACGTTGTAGCCAGTGCCAGCGGGGGCCGGGAGCACGCCGCTACCGCTGAAACCACCATGGGCGCGACGGCAATCCCCGCCGTCTTTGCTACCCAGTGGTATGCGGAGGCCAACGCCACGGCAAGCAGCAGTGCCACGCCGGTAGGCTACGCGACGCAGCATTATGCGGAAGCGGTAGGGACGCCAACGACCCTGGCGATCAGTGCGGCCCTAGCCAGAAGCAACCGGGCGTTGGTGTATCTGTACGCTTTTGGCAACCTGACGGCGAACAGCCAGGCGTCCCTGGTCGGCGCGGTCAACGCTACGGCGGGGGCGGAGCTGGTTCAAGCAGTCCTGGCGACGCAGCACTACGCCGCGAGCACGGGACAAACAAACGCGACCCTGACGGCGACCAGCACGATAGCTCGGTACGGGATGGCCAACGCCACGGCTGGGGTTACGATCTCCCCGACCGTCGCTACCAGCCATCGTGGTCAAGCGGCAGCCGAGGCGCGGCTGCTTTCTGCGCCCTTGGTCCCGGCCACTAACCACAAAGGCACAGTAGAGGCCGCGCTGGTCGCGCAGGGAGAGGCGCTTGGCGGCCGGTTGATCCTGGCTACGGTTACGGCGACGGGCGAGGCGACTGGGTACGTCATCGGTCTGCGTCGTGGCGATCTCAACGCGCCTCCCGAGCGCAGCATGATTCTCAGCTACGAGCCACGCGGCATGATCGTGCCCGAGGCCGAACGCACCTTGTGGGTACCGGCATGATCCTTGGCACCTTTATCAAACAGCCCGCCGACATCACGGATTACGACGTGGAGTACCAGGAGTGGTTGCCTGAGGGCGACAGCCTGTTTGACACCCAGGTGACCGTGAGCCCGGACACCATCACCATCCAGGCGGCGCGGGTCGTTGACCAGCGGGTCAACATCTGGCTCGAAGGCGGCGCGGCGGGGACGACTTACAAGTTCACCGTGAACACCACGACCACTAACGGGCGCGTCCGTCAGGACGAGTTCCGCGTGAAGATCAAGGACTACTGACATGGCGCAAATCTTCAAGAACAACACCTGGGGCCAACTGGCGAGCCAACTGACCGCCGGGGCGACCACGGCGACTTTGACCGCGGGGCACAACTTCACCGATCCGGGCACGGACTGGTACCTGGCCACGCTGATTGGCGTCACCGGGACCACGGAAACCTCCTGGGAAATCGTCAAGGTCACCGATGTCAGTACCAATACTCTGACCATTGTCCGCGCCCAGGAGGGCACCACGGACGCCACCTGGCCTGCTGGGACGCGCATCGAGCTGCGCTTGACCGCCGGGGCGACGGAGTCCAAGGCCAACCTTGGAACAGCGGCCTACACCGCCAGTACCGATTACGCAGTGGCGGCTAAAGGCGTGACCAATGGCGATAGCCATGACCACAGTGGCGGGGATGGGGCGCAGATTGCCTATTCCAGTCTGTCGGGCACGCCGACGCTACCCAGCGGCGCTATCGTGGGCACCACAGACCAACAGACGCTGTCCGCAAAAACCCTGACTGGCCTCAAGGAAACAAAAGTTGCCGTCAGCGCCGCCGAAATTAACCTGGCAACAGGTAATTGGTTTACCAAGACCATCAGCACGACCACGGCTTTTACCGTGACCAACGTGCCGAGTTCCGGCACGGCTGTGAGTTTCATCCTTGATCTGACCAACGGCGGTTCCGCCACGGTGAGCTGGAGCACTGGCTTCACTTCTGTTAAGTATGCCGGCGGTTCAGCGCCAACCTTGACCGCTTCCGGGCGAGATGTCTTGGGGTTTTTTACCCACGATGGCGGGTCCACCTGGACCTGCTTGTTGCTAGCTAAGGACGTGAAATGAGCACTCGTGACTTGCTTTTAGCAGCGAAAGCGGCCAGTACGCCTACGGCAAAATATATCGCCGTTGCGCATGACAGCTCCCCTTACATCTCCGCTTATCCTTGGTCCAGCTCAGGATTCGGAACCAAATATAATAATCCCGGCACACTGCCTACAAATACGGGATACGGCGTCGCTTTTAGTCCTGATGGGTCAGCAATTGCCATTGCGCATGACAACTCCCCTTACATCTCCGCTTATCCTTGGTCCAGCTCAGGATTCGGAACAAAGTATAATAATCCCGGCACACTGCCTCCATCTACGGGATGGGGCGTCGCCTTTGGAGTCTAACCATGCACCCTTATCAACGTGAATTATTGGAGTCCTCCTTAGCTGCCCGTGAACGCGAAATTATCGAGTACCAGGTCAACATTGACAATTTCCGTCTGGCAATAAAGCAAGTGGAGGATGCTGATTTGCAAGAGTTCAAAACCCAACTGCAAACCTTATTGGCGTCGTCGCTGCTGGAGCAGAAAAAGGCGCAAATCATGCAGACTGTCATTCAATACCAACTGGATAATGCGCTATGATGTATTGCCGAGTAACACCAACGGGTCCTGAACGGTATACGTTGACTGACCTCCGCCGCGCCTATCCCCAGGTATTGTTTCCGATAGAGCCGTCGTTGGACGAATTGGCGATGTATGGTGTTTATCCACTGCTGGCTACCGACTCTCCTGGTTACGATCCAGCCGCGCAGACCCTTGAGGAAGCAACCCCCGTACAGATCGACGACGTCTGGACCCAGCAGTGGACCGTGCGCGCTCTGACGCTGGAAGAACTAAAAACCCGCGTCCCCACCGTCGTCACCATGCGCCAAGCCCGCTTGGCCCTGCTGCAATCCAACCTGCTCTCCCAAGTCGAGGCCGCCATTGCCGCGATTGAGGACGCTGTCCAACGCCAAGCTGTCCAGATCGAATGGGAATACGCCGCCGAGGTGGACATGACCCATCCCTGGGTGCAGAGCCTTGCCTCCGCCTTGGGCTTGACCGAGGCGCAACTGGATGACCTGTTTACGTTGGCGGCGACGCTGTAAACTGGCCCTGCTGGTGTTATTGACCGGCTGCCAGTGCGGACCTACCGGGCGTGTGGCGCCCGATGCCGAGGCGCGACGGTTCTCCGTCGCGTCGTTTGAGTATCAACTTGGCATCAACTGCCAGGAGCAAGTGAAATGAACGCGATCTTTTTGACCCCGACCACGGCGATTGTCAATGCAATGCTGCCGACGCTTATGGCGTTGATCCCTGACGACATCATGCAAACGGCGCTGGATAAGTTGCTAGACGCCGTGGAGGACGCCATCGCCAAGTCAGAGACCAAAGTGGACGATGCGTTGGTCTTACCGTTGCTGGCATCTTTGCGGGTCAAGCTCGACGTGCCGGATAACGACTAGGAGTCGCATCATGCCGCAGATCATCCGCGCCACCCGTAGCCTGCTGCCGCTGACCGAATCTTTCCTCGCCGGCTTCGGTGTCGGTGCCCTGCTGACATTTCTCTCGCATGGTTTGTGGCATGGTTGAGCTGGTACACCACGATAATCCTTCACTGCCGGCCAATTGGCACGATGAGGTCATGCGTGAGTTGCACAAGCTGGAACTTGAGCTGGCCCACGCCGTGCGTGAGATCGACGACCTCAAAGAAGAGGCGACGACGTTCTGTGACTGGATGCGCCGAGACAGTGAGAAGAGTCAGTGGTATTACGACAACCGCGACGAGTTGCGTGGCCTGGTGGAGTCATCAAAATGGGTAAAGACCTTACGCCGCGCCATCGCCTGGCTGATTGGTGCGGTAGCGGGCACGGTGATGGTTGCGCAGCAGGTCGAAGTTTGGTTCCGAGAGCACCTGCGGTGAGCCCGTTTTATCGCCGTGCCCTGGTGGTGCTGGTCCTCTTAAACGCGCTCCTAGTGGCGGCCATTGCCAACTTGGGGGCGTTTGCGGCCAAGGGACCGCGCTACACCGCAGACGATGGGGCCAGAGAAAGGCAGGAACGGATCGCCGTGGACATGGCTTTGGCCGCCAGGATCGACGAACTGCATAACCTGCTGGCTGAGAAAGCTGATGGACTTTGAACTGGCGCTGGCGTTTGTCCTCGACCAGGAGGGCGGCTACTCCAGCCGCAGCGATGACCCGGAGACCAACTTCGGCATCACCCGGCGGACGGCGCGGGTCTACGGCTACCGGGGGTCCATGCGCAACATCCGTATGGAGCTGGTGCGGCGCATCTACCGCCAGGGTTACTGGGACCGCTGCCGCTGCGAGGACTTGCCCTACCATCCGCTGCGCTTGGTGGTGTTCGACGCGGCGGTGAACAGCGGCCCTGGGCAGTCGCTCAAGTGGCTGCAAGCCGAGTTGGGCATAACGGTAGACGGCGTGATTGGCCCGCTGACCCTGGCAGCGGTGACGGCGTTAGACGCGCCGGCGCTGGAGCGCCTGGCCTTGGCGCTGATCGAGCGGCGCCTGGCCTTTTTGCGGGGGTTGAGCAAGTGGCGGACCTTTGGCCGGGGCTGGAGTAACCGGATCGCGGCGCTGCGCGAGGTGGTGACGGCATGAAGATTTCCATTCAATCGTTCAAGGGCGTGTCGCCCCGTGTCAACCCGCGTTATCTGGACGAGGGCGGCGCGCAGGTGGCGCTGAACGTCGAGGCGTTTGGCCAGTCGGTGAAACCGATGAAAGACCTGAGCGCGGCCTTGACCGGCCCCGTGCTGGTTTCTGGCGCCAAGACGGTGTACCGCGCAGGGCTGAACGCGCCCAGCGACGCCTATTGGTGGTTGAGTTGGAACACCGACGTGGACGTGTGCCGGGCGCAGATCGCCGGGGATAACCAGGAGTGGCACTTCTGGACTGGGGATACCGCTAACGGGGTCTTCCCCAAGGCGGGCTGCTCGACCTACACCATCAGCAACAACACCGCGCCCTACCCCAACACCAAGTCGTTCCGCTTGGGCCTGCCGGCGCCAGAGAAGAAACCGGAAGGGGCGGTGAGCTACGTTACACCGGAAAAGAAACCGGTCAAGCTTGTGCTGACGGCCAGCATCCTGGCGGAGTTCACCACCTGGAATTACGTGAATCAGTCCTGTGATGTGCAGGCGGCGCTGGACAAAGACGCCAACGGCTATCGCTGGTATTACCCGACCACGATCAACACGGCGTTGTTGGTCTACCCGACCATGACGCTGACCGCCGCTACCATTGCGACCATGACGCCTGACTATGGGCTGAAACTGTCCATTGATAACGAGGTCAACGTCACGGCTATCGACCTGTCGCATTTGACTAAGGAGCAGTTGGGGGCGCAGGCGCTGACGGCGGAGATCAACCTCCAGGCCAAGATCAGAGGGGCGCAGTTTGTCACCGCCACGCAAGTCGGCAACGATGTCAAACTTGTGGTGAACGCTGCCGGTGGGGCGCTCCGCTTCGTGGCGCGCTGGGGCGAGGACGATTACAGTCAGCGGCTGGTGGTGAACGGGACCCCCTTGTCGGCGGAGGCGGTGCGGTCGGCGTTCGCGGGCACCTGGGCCTATACCAAAAATCCGCTAACTACCGTGACGGGGTCGACGCTGCTGGACCTGACGGTGGATGGTTCGTCCCTGGTCATCGAGACCAAAGCGCCGTATGTAGGCGGCGGCTGGTGCTCCGTGGCGCCCTACGATACCGAGGAGTCCTGCACCACTAACGGTGGCACCTGGACGCCGCCGGCGTTTCTTGCCGTGCGTTGGGGACCGGCCTCCTACCAACAAGTGGTGGGCTATGGCACCACGGAGAACAAGGGCACCTACGAGTCCCGGACCTATGTCTACACCTGGGTCTCGAAGCCCGGCTGGTCCAGCACCTACCCGGACGGCTTTGGCCTGACCATGGAGTCGGCGCCGTCGCCGCCCTCGGACATCGCCAACGTCTACGCGGACAGTAAAGTGCTGGTGCAGATATTCACCGACCCGGATGGCGCGGGACCCAAGCAGGCGATCTTCCCTGACGGCTCGACGGTCATGGGCACGGGGGCGTTTCGCTATCTGAAGCTGGCGGACGGGCGGGAGATTCACGCTATTCGGCTCTACCGTTCCGTCAACGGGGTGTTCCTGCTGGTCACGGAGGGGTCTATCTCCGATGCAATCACGGTAAACAACGACGTGGCCGACGCGCTGGGCAACAAGCACTATTGCTTCGTTGACGATTACAAGGCCGACAAGTTGGGCGAGCCCTGTCCCAGCATCCTCTGGTCCGAACCGCCGGCGGCGCTGAAGGGCCTGATCAACCTACCCAACGGTATGGTGGCGGGCTTTGTCGAGCGCGATCTGTACGTGTGCGAGCCCTACCGGCCCTACGCCTGGCCGGAGTCCTACATCAACACCCTGGACTACAAGATCGTCGGCCTGGGGCGGATGGATACCACCCTGGCGGTGCTCACCGAGGGGGCGCCGTATTTCATCCAAGGCTCCGACCCAAACACCTTGGTAGTGGTCAAGTCGGACATCGAGCAGGCGTGCGTGGCCAAGCGGTCCATCGTCAGCATGGGCGGGATCGTGCTCTACGCCAGCCCGGATGGGCTGATCATGCTGCGTCCGGGGGGCTCGGACATTTTGACGGAAAGCGTCTTTGACCGGGCGGCGTGGCAGAACATCCTGGGCACCAGCCCCAGCACGACGTTTCATGCCTACGGCCACGACGGCAAGTACATCGCCTTCCATCGGGCGGTGACCGACAACAGCGTTACCCCGGCCGCGACCTACACCGGCTTCGTCGTCGACCTGCGCTCCAAGCAGTTTGTGCGCCATAGCTTTACCTGTGACTGTGCCTACGCCGACCCGGTGAACGATCATTTCTACCTGGCTAGTGGCGGACTGCTGCGCAAATGGGGCGAGGGCGGCTACGTAGCCAATGCGCGCTGGCGCTCCAAGGTCTTTGCTATGCCGCAGATCAGCGGCTTTGTCTGCGCGCAGGTGGAGGCGGATGTCTATGACAGTAGCCTCAAGTGTCAGCTCTATCGGGACAAGACCAAGGTGGTGACCGAGCTGGCCAACGACGCCCCCGGCGTGCTGGCGGGCGCCCGTCTGCATGGGCGCTATCCGTTTCGGCTAGAGCCGCAGCAAGGGCGCGATTGGGAGATTGATCTGAATCCGGTCACCCAGGAGGTCTTCAACGTCGTGCTGGCCCAGTCGATGTCTGAGATCGCGCAGAGTTAATCATGAGCCGTTCCAACCTGCCGTTTGTTTCCTCGAACATCCCGCCGGACCTGCGGCAGTTTCTCGACCGGGTGCGGGAAAGCCTGGATGGCGACACCTATGTCCGGCGCGCGGACTATGTCTACGGCACGGTGCCACGGCGCCCTGGCGAGCCACCCAATCCCCCCGAACCCCCTGGTCCGCCCAGGCCCCCCTGCGGTAATCCGGTTACGCCCACGGCGCCTACGGGGTTTACCGTCGCGGCGGGGTTCTCGGGCTTTTTGCTGTCCTGGGACATGCCCGGCTACTGCGGCCATGACCGCACCGAGGTCTACGCCCTGCGGCGCAATGGCTCCTCCGGTGAGCTGACCGTGGTCAACATGCTGGGTGAGTCCAAGGGGGTGATGTACTCCCACGTCGTGGACAAGCCCGATGACTATTGGTGCTTCTGGATTCGCCACGTCAACGTTGATGATATGGAGGGGCCGTTCAACGACACGCCGGGGACCTGCGCCCGCACGGCCATTCGTCCAGAGGTTATCCTCGATACGCTCAAGGGGCAGATCACGGCGTCGCAGCTTTACCGTGACTTGTCGACGCGCATCGAGCTGATCGACGTGACGGAGCCCTTGTCGGAACTGACCCTGCTGGCAGCGGTGACGGGACGGGTGATTCGCTCGGCCACGGCGCCGACCAACGCGACGGTGGACCCCGACCTGCAAGCGGGCGACATCTGGATCGAAACCGACGCCTACTATCCAGGCACCAGTATTAACAAGGCGTACCGCTACTCGGGCACCGCCTGGCTGCTGCTGCCGGCGACCAGTCCCAACCAGTTGAGCGCGGCGATTCTCAACGAGACTGTGGTCAGGGCTGACGGTGACAGCATCGAGGCGTCAAAGCGCGAGGGGCTGTTTGCGGGGGCTTTTGCCGGGATCGGTAACGCCTACCAGTATTTCATTCAGGAGGCGGTGCCGACTGCGACTAAGATTGGTGACATCTGGGCGTGGCGCAATCCGCAGACGGACGCGGCGGCAATCTTCAAACGCTGGGATGGCTCCACCTGGCGGGTGGCTACCCCGCAGGTAACCCCCATCGCCAACGCCAATGTAGACGCCAACCGCCGCGCGGCGACGGTGACGACGCTAACTGGCAGCGGGACGCCCTGCACCGCCATGCCCGTGGCGGACAACACCGTGTACGTGATTGGCGATCAGCTAGTCTATCGCCATCCAGGCTGTGCAAATAACAACCAAATCTTCGTCTACACCGCCAAGGCGGCCCCTAATACCTGGGTGCTGGTAACGGACAAGGTGCAGATGCTGGCGGCGGCGATGGTTTACCAGGAGCAGTATGTCCGGGTAGACGAGGACCAGAACGTCCTGGCGCAAGCGACGGAACTGGTCTACGCCACGGCGGGGGACTCACGGCCCAACCTGTGCCCCAACGCCCTCTTTGAAGAGGGTATGACCGGTATGGACAACCCCGGCCAGTTCAGCGTGGACACGGGTGCGTTTGGGGCGCGGGCCAACTGGGCTAATGCCCCGGCCTCTGGCGGCTACATCGTGTCGTTCCCCCGTTTCCCGATCTCCGCTGGCGATTGGTACGGCGTGACGGGCGACGCCCGGATGACGTTGACGGCGGGTACGGGCTCGGTGGGTTACCGACTGGCGTTCTACAACGCGCAGACCGGCGGCACGCCGCTGGCGGTGGTGGTGGGCGGCAAGTTGCTCTTGGGTGGCACCAACCCGATGGCCATCGAGTTCAGCGACGAGCTGCAACGGCGTCAAGCCCTGTGGGTGAAAGCGGAAGCCCCCGCCGGGGCGACCTGGGCGGCGGTACAGTTTGTCTACATCGCTACCAACACCGTAAGTCGGGTGTCGTTCCGCCAGGCCACGGCGGTACGCTGCAAGGACGCCAATGACGACCAGGTACCCAAATTTGGTTACGACAGCTCCTCGGCCCTGGTAGGTGACATCGCCACGGCGCGGATTGGCTACTGCACCAAACGCACCAAGAGCCCGGTCGGGGCTTGGCAAACGACGGCGGACAGCACCAAGCTGACGTGCGAGAGCGGCACGCACGGCGACGAGACCACCTACGAGTACCGCTGGAATCAGGGCCTGCCCTGGTCAAACGCCGTCAAGCAGGTCTATGTAACTACAACGGATAAGTGCTATCTCAACGGCACGCTGCAAACTGGCTACACCAAGACGACTTGCGAAGCGGCAGGCGGGAGTTGGGTGCCCGGCGATACGGCGGCGTTGGAGCAACGCTTCCAGGCGCTGCAAGAGGCTGATGGCGTCCTGTCGGCGCAGTACACGGTCAAGATTGACGTTGGCGGGCATGTGTCTGGTTTTGGCCTGTCTACCGAGAAGCCGGTCAACGGTACACCGTTCAGTCAGTTTGGGGTGCTGGCCAATCGGTTCTTCATCACTGGGCCGACCACGGTTGCCAGCACGGCTCCGGCTAACCCGTACAAGGGCATGGCGTGGCGCGACACCTCTGTCACCCCCAACGTCGTCAAATACTGGACCGGCTCCGCCTGGTCGACCAGCAGTAGTGACGCCAGTTTTCCTTTCGTGGTCCAAGCTACCCCCCTGATCGGCTACTGCTCCAACGCTGCCTACACCACGCAAGCGACCTGTACGGCCAATGGCGGGACCTGGACCGCGCAAAACATCCCGGCGGGGGTTTACATCGACGCGGCGTTTATCCGCGACGCGACCATCACCGGGGCCAAGATTCAGAACGCAACGATTGACGACGCCAAGATTTTCTCTTTGGCGGCAAACAAGATCACGGCGGGCAGTATCGCGGTTGGAACTTGTATCCAGTCCGCGCAGTGGTATGACCAGCCAAACGAAGTTCCTCAATGGCGTATTTGCGGCGACGGCAACGCGCTGTTCAACAATGTATCGGTTCGCGGTAGTTATTACGGTAACGCCACGGGCTTTACAGATGGCGGCACGGGGATTTTTATCGGCAACGACGGTGGCACGTACAAGCTGCGCGTAGGCGACGGCCGAGCAACGCCCACGGGTCCCAGCCTGCGCTGGAACGGGAGCAACTTGAACGTCTTTGCGGGCGGAGCGCAGTTGATGCGTTTTGGCTCTGGCGGGGCCAGCGATTGCTTTCTGCGCAGTGCTGATTATGTGGCCAACACGGCTGGCTGGGCGATCAACGGCGACGGCAGTGCCGAGTTTGAGACGATTCATCTGCGCAAGGGAGCGGTGTCGCAAATGGGGTTTGTGCCGCCAGACGGGCAAACGCTTGGTACCGTGAGCTTGTTTTACCCTACCAGCGTGACGCAATGGGCAAGCGGCACTACCTATTTTGTCGGTAATCGCGTGTGGCACGTGTCGCGGCATCTTGTGTATGTGTGCATACAGCAAAACTCCGGCCGCACTCCAGCAAGCAGCCCCTTGTATTGGCGCGCGTATGACGAAATGTATGTTGACCTGGCCACGGTCACGATTAGTAGCTTAGCCAGCGCTGATGCTGATCTGGGCGCGGTGTTTTTTGGGCGGTTCACCGCTACAGCTACGGCAGCCGCGAGTCCGCTTACGCGCTTGGTCGGGACAGATGTTGCTGTGCGATTAGTGCGTGTTACGGACGGTCAGACCAAGCTATTCGCGGAAGGCGGTTTTTCACTGGCGTTTGCTGGGTTGGCGAGCACGACGCCTACGTACTATTACACGTTGCCGATTTCCACTTTTGAGTACGTCGGCACGACAACGGGCACGTTCAAGCTGCAAGCCAAAAACGGGATAGGCGACACGAGTATCATTATCAACGCCCGTGACATCGCTCTGGGCTACATAGGAACGAAACGATGAACCCCCTCGCTGACCTCCTGTGGCGTAACGAGGGCAACCGCCTGACGCCGGAACTGATCGTGGGTCTGCTGCATGGTGCGGCGTATCTGGAGCAGCGGCTGGAGCCGGATAGCCTCTCGACCGCATGTGTACCCCAACCGATCCAGGGCGACTGGGTGGCGGCACCTAATCTGCGAGCGTCTAACAAACGGTTAGTGCTCGATCAACACGCGCGCATCGCGGAGTGGGTGGCCAACCAGACGGGATGCAGCGCCGAGGCGTGGGCGGGGTATGTGTGCCTGGGGCTGGAAGATGAGCAGGGAAAGCTAATCGCCGGGGTAGTCTTGGAGGGATACAACGGGCGTAATGCGAACGTGCATATCGCCGGAGTCGGGCGCCACTGGCTGAATCGCAACATGCTCACCACCTTCTTTCATTACTGCTTCAATCATCTGGGGCTGACGCGGTTGACGGGGCTGGTGCCTGCGTCTAACGCGGCGGCCTTGGCGTTTGATGAGCACGTCGGTTTTAGGCATGAGTACACCATGCCGGACGGTGCCAAGGATGGTGACCTGCATATCCTGGTGATGCGGCGCGAGGATTGCCGTTTTCTGCCCCGCGTTGACGCGGGCGCGGTTGAGACCGCCTAAGGCGGAGGAGCGGAACATGGGCGGGAAGGCAAAAGCGCCAAATTACGATTCGCTGGCGGCGGCCTCGAAGGAGGAGGCGCAGATCATGGCCGACCTGGGGCGGGAACAACTGGCGTTCAACAAAGAACAGTACCAGGCGGCCCTGCCTTTCGTGCAGGACATCGCCCGCGTGCAGGCCGAAGCCCAGCGCCAGCAGATGGCCCAAGCCGGGGACTATTACAACTATTACACGCAGAACATTCGCCCGGAGATGCTGGCGCAACTGGAGAAGGCTAAAGCCTTCAACACCGACGCCAAGCGCGAGGAGTTGGCGCAGCAAGCCAAGGGCACGCTGGAGAAATCCTTTGCCCAGCAGGAGGCGGCCCTGGCGCGCGACCAGGCTGGCATGGGGATGAACCCCAACAGTCCGCGGTACGCGGCGCAAAAGCGGGCGCTTAATGTGCAACAGGCGGCGATGACGACGGCGGAGATGAATCGGGCGCGAAACGAGGCTGAGGGCTTGGGCCACGCGCGCATGATGGACGCCATGGGCCTCAATACCGGCATGCCCGGTCTGTCCCAGGCGGCCTATGGCGGGGCGACCGGGGCGGGCTCGCAGGCGGCGGGGGTCTTCCAGCAACCCTGGATGAACGCCATGCAGGGCATGGGCCAGGGGGCGTCGACCATCGGTTCGGGCCAGCAGATGTACCTGAGCGGTCTGGGTAACGCCCTGAGCGGTCAGGCGTCCATGTACAACAACCAGTCCAATCCCTGGATGCAACTGGGCGGCGCGGTGCTGGGTGGCTTTCTGGCCTCCTCCAAGGACTACAAGACCGCCAAGCGCCCGGTGGACGCCGAGGGCCTGTCCCAGGCGATGGCGGATCTGCCCGTCGATGCCTGGCGCTATAAGCCGGGGATCGCGGACGGGGGCGCGCGGGAGCACGTCGGCGCCTATGCCGAGGACATAGCCAAGCTGGGCGCGGCCAGCCCCGACGGCAAGGCGATCGACATCGTCAGCGCCCTGGGGGTGAACACGGCGGCCATCAAGGGCCTGAGTCAACGCATGGCGCGGGTGGAGCGCGCGGAGGGTAAGGCCAATGGCTAACTGGTTCGAGGACATCACGGGCGGCATGGCCTACGGCGCCGACCTGGTCAACGCGGTGCATCGCAACAAGGCGGCCAAGATGGCGGAGCAGGTGGCGCAGCAGCACATCCTTGGCCCCATGCAGCAAAAGCTGGGGCTGAAGCTGGAGGAGAAGACCGGCCTGGGCGGTTTGCTGTGGAACCTGGGGATCGGCGATCCCCCGCAACTGATCAAGACCGACGCGACCCTGGCGGCTGAGCGTGACGCGACCGGCGGGCCGGTGGCGCCGACGCCGACGGCGGCGGACCTGGCGGCGGCTGCGGGCGCGGGTGACGGCGCGGCGGTACCAGCAGGAAGCGGCACGCCGGCCGGCGGGGCGGCGAGTGGCCTGGGCCTGGGGGCAAGCGTGCCTTCGCCCGCGCGCAGCATGGCCCTGGCCGGACTGTCGGCGATGAGTGGCGGTGGCAAGGGGTCGCGGGCGGCGGCGCCGACCCTTCAGGCCATCCCCAAGCCCTCGATCGACCTGGTCAAGCCAACCGCCCTGCCGATCCTGGGCGCGGTGTCCGCGGGGGGCGGCGGGCCGGTCCCGTCGGCGGAAAATTCGCGCCTGTTGGCCTTGCTGGCACAGCGGCGCCAAGCGGCGGGTCTGGCGTAAAGTACGGGAGGCGGGGCGATGAATCCATTTCTGACGGGACTGACGGACGAGGAAGATCCCTGGGCACGCTCGCCAGCGGCGCAACCTGGCCTGGCGCGGCAAGTGGTGGCGGCCATGCCCCTGGGCGCAGCGGCCCCCGGGGGGGCGGTGGACGCCCGGACCGCGGCGGCCGGACCCGTGGCCCTGACCACGGGGGCCACGCCACCCACGCCGCTCCCCGCCGACGCGCGGGGAAGCGGCACGACCCCGGCGGGCGGGACGGTGCTTCCGGGTCAGAACCCGGCCCCGGGAACGACGGACGGCGCCCCGCCAAGCGCGGCGCGGGAGACGGCGGCCCATGGTCCGGAGGTTTCCCGGCCGCTACGCTTCAAGTTGCCGCCGGTGGACGACATGGTGCAGAGCTTCCAGGAGTGGCAGGCGGTGGCCGCGGCCACGCCGGGGGTGGCGCAGATCGTCGCCCCGCAACTGGCGGCCTGGCGCAACCTGGCCGTGCAGCAGCACGCGCGGGCTTTTGAGGGCGACCCGACGGAATCGCCGGAGCAGGCGGCTGCCTATGCCCGGCACATGGGCGTGATCAACGGCAAGCTGGGCAAGCCGATGACCTGGGAGGAAGCGGCGCGGATCGCGGACTATGTCGAGGAACGCGAGGACGGCGCGACCCAGCGCTTTCTCAAGGCGGCCAGTACCGGCAACGACAAGGGCGCCCAGGAGTGGATCGACCAGGTGTTCGGTCAGGACGTGACCATCGTCGGCAAGCGCCCGACCAAGGTCGATCTGCACGGCGCCCAAGTGGATGACTGGGAGTGGACGGTGAAGATGCCGGATGGCAGCCAGCAGGCATACACCGGCACGCAACTGAACTTCATGTATGGCGACCAGCAGGCGCGGGTGCAGTATGCCCAGCAGGAACGCCAGCGGCGGATCGAGCAGGCCAAGCTGGAGCTGGAGAACGCCCGGGTGCTGGGCGACCCGGCCAAGGTGGGCGCGGCCTATCGCAAGCTGATGGAGGTCCAGGGGGTCGGCGGCGTGACGACGGCGAACCTGCCGGCGGCCCTGGCGCCTTATGCCCCGTTCCTGGGCCGGTTGCGCGGGCGGGAGAGTGGCGGCGATATCAATGCGGTCAGCGTCCAGAACGCCGTGGGCTTGGATCAGTTCACGCAGCAGCGTCTGGACGATTACAACCAGCAAATGGGCCTGAAGGGCAACGACCGGGTGACGGTTGAGGCCCTGAAGAACAACGTGCCGCTGCAAAACCAGATAGCCGCCTGGCATTACCCGGACATCGACCGGTTCATCGAGGACAACGGCCTGAAGCAGTACCTCGGGCAGACCATCAAGGGGGTCGCGGTGACCCTGGACGGCATGCGCGCGGCCGCGCATCTGGGCGGCAGCCCGGGGCTGAAGCGCTTTCTGGAGACCAAGGGCGAGGAAGACCCGGCGGACGGCCTGGGCACCCGGCGCGTCGACTATCTGCGCAAGTTCCAGGGCGAGACGGTGCCGTTGGGCGGCGGGCCGGCGGTGGCGCTGGATGCCGATGACGCGGCGATCGGGGCGCGGATACTGCAAGCGGGGGCGCCGGCAGCGGGCAAAGGCGCGGCCACGCTCGACATGACCAAGGAACGCCAAGATGCCCTTAAATCACGTCACGAAGCGATTGCCGGCATCCTCAAGATGCAGGGCATTACGACCGACGAAATGAACAAGCGACTGGCGGCGGTGGATAAACAATTTGCGCCTTGGATCTCCGGCGAACTTGGCGCCGGCACCTCCACGGTCAAGCTAACGCCGGCCGAGGATGAGATCATCAATGGTCCGCAGGCAGGTCAAGCGACTTCTGGCGGCGCGCAAGCTTCCGAGAGCAATACAAGTCAAGAGAATCTTACCCCTGATCAGCAAGCCTCCGCAGATCGGGCAAAAAAACTTGGCGACAAAAAGACACCGATGTCCGAGCGGATGGTCATTCTCAAGGAAGAGCAAGCCTATCAGGAGCAACTCAAGACCAAGGCGCGGGAGCGGATGGATCATAAGGAACGCGTTGTCGAGTTGCATAAGCAAAGGGATGTGTTGGCTAAAGATCAGGTGCAAAAACAAAAGGCTCTTGATTATATTGAGCGCAATCAAGACCAGTTTGAAGGTAAGACCCTGCAACTTGCGCAAGACCTTTATCAGTACCTGACCAAGACCGGAGACTGGAAGCGGGTTGCCCCGCCGGCAGGCCCCGAGGCGTTTGATCCCTACGGCAAACGTGCTCCCATGTAACCAAGTCTCACGTAGCCAAAAAACCCGCTGCGGCGGGTTTTTTGTTGCCCGGCCGGAGATCAAGCCAAGCCGGTCAATGCTAATCGCCAGCCGACAATGAGGGCATTGTTCGCTTCCCTCGATTGGTGGATACGCTCATGGCCCGTAGCTGGCAAGAAATTCAAAAACTCCCTGAGTTCCAAGCCCTTGATGACGCTGAGCGGGAAAGCCTGCGCAACAAGTATTTCGACTACGTGGTCGCCCCTGGGGCGTCGATAGAGGAGATCGACGCGGTGCGGGCGCAGTTCGACGCCGAAACCCGCCCGCCGGAGCGCAATACCTGGTGGGGGCCGGATGTGGTGGATCTAGGCCAGCAAGGCGGGCTTGAGATGATCGCCGGGGCGTCGCGCTTTCTGGGCGCGACGCCGGTAGCGGATTACTTCCAGGAGCAGGCGGACTACCAGACCCAGCAATTGTCGCCAGAGATGCAGGCCAGCATGGAGAAGCAGATCTTCTCCAGCGATCAGCCGTATTACCTGGACGAGGGGGCCAGCGATTGGCGGACTTGGTTGGGCAGTGTGGCCAAGATCGGCGGGGCGCAGATCCCGACCTGGATGGTCGGCGGTCCTCTGACCGGGGCAATTCGCAACGTGATGGGCCTGTCGGCCACGGCGCGGGCGGCGCTTCCGGCGCTGGAGCAACAGGCCGCGGCGCGACTGGCGGCGCAAGGGGTATCGGCGGAACGGGCGGCGGTGCTGGCGCCTAAGGTGGCGGAGCAGATGGCGCGCAAGGCGTATCCCGATGCCTTGGGCGAGGCGGCGGCCCTGACCGGCGGCTATGGCCTGGCGGAAAGTCTGGCTGGCGCGGGCGGGGTGCAGGCGCAGGTGTTGCAAGAGGTGCAGCAAGCGCCCCTTGCGCAACTGATGACGGCGCCGGAGTTTGTCCAAGCCCTCCAGGAGAGCGGCGGTGACGAACGGACAGCACGCGAGCTGTACGGCACGCGCCTGGGCCGAGCGGCGGGGGCTAAGACTATCCCGACAACGGCGGCGCTGGGGGCGGTAGGCGGTAAGTATCTGGATGATTTCCTGAGCGGCACGGGGGCGACGACGCGGCGGGGCAATGCTGTGCGCGGCTTCCTGAGCGAGGGCGCGACCGAGACCGGACAGGGTATTCCAGAGGTTTACGCGCGGAACACGGCGGCGCAGGAGTACGACCCAAATCGGGAGACCTGGCAAGACCTGGCGCCGAGCACGCTGGAGAATCTGACGCTGGGTGGGGCCTTTGGTGGAATCGTGGGCGCTATGGGGCGACCACGGCGGTCGGGGGACGATACGCCAGATGCCGGAGGGGTGCTGCCGGGGGCGATGCCGGGTGGTGCGGGGTCCGGTCCTCTGGGGCGCGCGGCGGCGTCGGGCGGTCAGGCTCAGGCGGCGGGCCTGCCGGCGCAACCGCAACCCAGCGCGGGGGAGGTGATTCGCCAGCAGCAGGAGCAGGCCAAGCAGCAACAGGAACTGGCGCGGCAGCAGCAGGAGGAGCAACGGCGCCTGGCGGATGAGCAGCGCAAGGCGGTCGAGCAGCAGCAGCGCGACGCCATCGCGGCGCAAAAGGCGGCCCAGGCGGCGGAGAAGACCCGGCAGGCGCAACTCAAGACGCAGAAGGCGCAACTGGATCTGGCAAATGCGGGCGGGGTGCCGCCGGCCAGCGTTACCGGCCTGGATACTGCGTTTAACGGTGCAGCGGGTGCTATTTCTGAAAACTTCTTCACCGGCATCTATGACGCGCTTTCCCAAGGGAAGGATACCTTTGCCGGGATCAAGGACCCCGTTCTAGCCAAAGCTAAACCGTTCTTCGCGGCGGGCTTGATCGCCAACCCGGGCGAACTGCGCGCCCTTTACGAGTCAGGCTTTCTCGACAAGGGCATAGGTGGCTGGTTAGAGGCCGCGCATGCAAGCACGAAGATGCCGGCTCCGGCTGCGGACACGGTCCCGGATGATGTCGAGTGGGGCGATCTGCCCGCGGATATCGTCGAGACGACGGACCCGCAAGGGCGCCCGCTGATCGCCGAGACCTGGCGCTCGCGCGATGGACGCTACGAATGGCGACGGCTGATCGACCCGGATACCGGGGAGGTGGCGCAAGAGACTAAGGGGGCCGTGACCCCGCCGGCGGCGACGAGCGCGGCGACGCCGGGCGCGGCGGGGACGCCAACGCCGACCCCGTCGGCTCCGGACAGCGCGCGGTCCGTGGTGGCGGCGACGGGCATCAGCCCGGCCCCGGGGACCGGAAGCGTGACGCTAACCGCCCCGGTGGTGACCGGGATGCCGCCGACGCCGGGTACTGGAACCGTGACGCCACCGGCGCCGAAAGTGGCTGAGCGCGTGCGGACCAGCGCGGCCCAGACGGGCAAGTTCTTCACCTCCCCCGGGGCGCCCCCGGCGGAGCAAATCACCTGGGGCGAGGAACCGGAGACCCGGACGCCCGTGCCGCGGCGGGATGGGGTGAGCATCATCACCACCTGGCCCTCCCAGGATGGGCGTTGGCAGTATTACGAGGACCGGGATCAGGATACCGACGAGGTCTATGAGGCGGGGATTCTGCCGCGGGAGGGGGCGCCGGGAGAGGGCGAGACGACGCCGGCGGGGACACCTGCCGAGACGGCGCCCGCGGCTCCACCGGCGGGGGCTCCTCCCGTCACCGCGCCCACGACGCTAGCCACGCCGACACCGATTCCTGCAACCACAACCACGGAGTACGCCAATGGCCAAAAAGCCATGCAAGGCACCGGGCAAGCGCCCGATGCCCCGCCCACCGTTGTAGGAGGGCAAGCCAGCCCGGCAGTTGTCAAGGATAGCTTGACAACTGCCGGGGCTGGGACTGGGAATGAAGTTGTCAACCAGGAGTTGACGACTGGCGAGGCGGCACCGAGGACGGAAGGGCAAGCGGCTGACGCGGGCGGCCCTCCGGCGGATCTGGTGGAGGTGGTGGACGGGTTTGGCACGCCTTACCGGGTGCGGCAGCGGGACCTGGATCAGCCAGAACGGACACTGTTGCCGACCTATGACAAGCAGGGCAAGCCCCGGGATGCCAAGCAGCGGCTGAACCGGGCGAATATCGTCGCTGATCCGCAGACGGTGCCGCGCTATCGCACGCGGCAGGCCCTGAAACAGGGTGGGTATCAGACCCGCGAGCGGGTGCGGTCCAACGAGCAGGAGCAGGCCCTGTATGGCAATGGCTTCCGCCCGGTGTTACTGGCTGAGGATGGCGTGTGGGAACTGAATCCCTGGGAGGGGATCTGGGCCAAGCCGCCGAAGAAGCAAGGCGCTTGGGATGAGCTGCGGCCGGCACAAAAGGGGCCGAAGATGCCTGGGCAGGCGGGCAGTCTTTCGGAAATTCCGAATAACTCGCCGACGAAAGTCGCGCCAGTAGCTCAGGAAACCGAAGCTGATCTTTGGGCGACGCTGGACGCTGATCGTCAGTATGAGATCGGGCTAGCACGGGATAATCTTCCAGAAGGTTTTGAGATCCGTGTTGAGCGTGCCGGACCTAATCAACGCACCGCGTTGGCGTTATACCGGGCAGGAACCTCCGATCCTATAGTCAATGGTGTCAGCATCTATGTCCCTGGTGAACTGGTCAGACTAGCGACCCTGCAAGCAGCGAAGAAAGCGCCCGCGCCGACTGCGCCTGAGCCAATGGCCAACCCTCCGGAAATTCCGGATAGTTCGCCCGCGACCGGGCCGGGAACGGCTACACTTGAAGCAGAGGCCCCGCGAGCGCCAACGGCGGCGACGCCACCCACGGAACCGGCGGCGGCGCCCGCGGCGGCCTTGCCCGAGCGGCCGGCGGACTGGGGGGCGAACAATACCCTGGTGTCGCGGGAGCGGGCGGAGGAGCTGCGCAAGCGGCTGAAGGCCAAGCTGGGGCAACTGAACGCCGGGCTGGACCCGGAGGTCCTGGCGATCGGCACCGAGCTGGCGGTGTTCCATATCGAGGCCGGGGTGCGGCGCTTCGCGGATCTGGCGCGCCAACTGGCGACGGATCTGGACGAGCCGCTGGAACGGCTGCGGCCTTATCTGCGCTCCTGGTACAACGGGGCGCGGGACATGATGGAGGATTCCGGCCTGGACGTGGCGGGCATGGATGATCCGGCCCAGGTGCGGACGGCATTGGATCAACTGTTCGCCCCGGCTGAGACGGGGCAACCGAGACAACCGACGAGGACTGACGATGGACGAGGCGAGCGTGCGGGAGGAACTGGCGGCCAAGCGGATCAACCCGCTGGCGGTGCTGCGGGACAACGATCCGATCGACCCGCGGCTGATCCGGGCGATCAAGCGGGAGAGTCGGCGAATCGACCGGGAGGAGTGGGGGATCGGCAGCCAGATGGAGCGCGAGATGATCGAGCAGTGGCGGGCGATCAGACCCAAGATGACGGCGCGGCTGGAGCAGGCGGGGATACTCAAGGAGTTCGCGCACCTGATCGAGACCCGGCGGTTCGAGGCCCAGAAGATGTACGAGCGGGCGGGGATGCCGTATCCGGACAGCCGGGAACAGGCGGAACAGGAGTGGCTGATCTGCGACCCGGAGGAAGACCCGTTCGCGGAGGACGAGGAGGAGGAGATACCGTCCTGGATGATCCTGCCCAGCCACCCGTCGCAGACGACGGAGCAGATAATGGCGGGGGCCAGGGAGATCGAGGCGGCGTGGAAGAAGGTGGGGGAGGCGTACCAGAAGCTGGGGCTGCCCAACCCGTACAGTTAGCCGCCCGGGCGGCGCATTTCCACGCGGCGGACCCGGCGCGCATCTATGGCGGGACGCCGAAACAACGCTTCGCCAAAAACCGGCGGGCGATCGAGATCTACCGCGACCTGGAGGAGACCGGGCGCCCGGCGACGGAAGAGGAGCGGGAGGCCCTGGCCGGTTATACCGGCTGGGGCTCCTTCGGGCAGGAACTGTTCAAGGGGACCTGGGAGCGGCCCATCTATACCGACGGCTGGCGGGAGGAGAACGACTGGCTGCGCGGGCATCTGGGTCAGGAAGAGTGGCAGGCGGCCAACGATTCCATCATCAACGCCCATTACACGGACCCCCCCACGGTGCAGGCCATGTGGGCAATGGTGGAGCGCCTGGGCTTCACCGGCGGCAAGGTGCTGGAGCCGGCGGCGGGTATTGGCAACTTCTTCGCCTTGATGCCGCTGGATCTGAAGACGCGCAGCGAACTGACGGCCATCGAGCTGGATAGCCTGTCGGCGGGGATGCTGAAGCATCTCTATCCTCAGGCGAACGTGCGGCAGCAGGGCTATCAGCAGTCGCAGACCCCGGATGATTTTTACGACCTGGTGATTGGCAACTGGCCCTTCGCCAACGTCGCCCCGGCGGATCGGCGTTACAACAAACTGTCGCCGTCGTTGCACGATTACTTTTTCCTCAAGGCCCTGGATCAGGTGCATCCCGGCGGGCTGGTCATTGGGGTGACCTCGCGCTATTCCCTGGACGGGAAGGCGACGGCGGTGCGCATGGCCCTGGCGCGCAAGGCGGAACTGGTGGCGGCGATTCGCTTGCCCTCGGGGGCCTTCGAGGAATATGCCGGGACCAAGGTGGTGACGGACATCCTGATCCTGAAGAAGCGCGCGGAGTCGCTGACCACGCCGGAAAACGAGCCTTGGGTGCGGACCGAGGATACGGAGCTGGGGCCGGACCGGGACAAGGCGCCGATCAACCGCTATTACCTGGACAACCCGGAGCGGGTGCTGGGGACCCTGAACTGGGGCCGGGGGACGACCTATCGCGGGCCGGGGGTCATCGTCGACCGGCCGGCGGATCTGCGGGAGCGGCTGGCGGCGGTGGCCGATACCTTGCCGGGCGGGGTCTACGAGCCGGCGCGGCGGACCGGGCATATCCGGTACATCACCAACAACACCGTCGAGCGGTTGCGCGCGGTGACGGTGGGCGATGACGGCAAGCTTTACCAGGCCCAGGGTGAACACCTGGCCGAGCTGAACGACGTACAGAAGTGGCAGGTGAAAAACCCGCGGGAGAACGCCCGGCGCGAGGATCAGTTGAAGCGCCTGGTGGAACTGCGGCGGGCCTACGGGCGACTGATCGACGCCGAACGCGACGGGGTGGACACGGTCGAGGCCTTGCGGGCGGACTTGCGCGATCAGTACGAGGGTTTCCTGGCCGCGCATGGCCCGGTGCGGACCTCTTATGGGTTGGCCCTGCTCGACAAGGTCAAAGACCCCTTCCATGCCTCGCTTGCGGCCTTGGAGCGCAAGACCGGCGAAGACCGCTACGAGCCCATGCCGATCCTGTATCGGTCCGTGGTGCGGCGGGCGACGCGGCTGGAGAACCCCTCGGTGGTCGAGGCTTACGTGTTGGCGCGCAACGAAAGCCTGACGATCGACATGGCGGGTATCGCCCAGGCGGCGGGCGTCAGCGCGGAGGCGGCGGCCACGGAGCTGCTGACCCGGGGCGCGGTGTTCCGTACCCCGACCGGGAGCTATGAACCGGCGGACGTGTACCTGGGGGGCAACGTGCGGCGTAAGTTGCGCGAGGCCCAGGCGGCGGCGGAGGCGGGCATCGACATGGCGAGCAATATCGCCGCCCTCAAGGAGGTGATGCCCAAGGACGTGCCCTACTTCAACATCGAGGCCAAGCTGGGGGCGCAGTGGGTCGAGCCGCGCCATTACCGGGCCTTTGTCGCCGACGTGCTGCTGGGCAACGCCAACGCGGCGGAGGATGTCGAGCTGGAGTGGCGCATCAACCGCTGGGTGGTCAGGCCGCCGGAAGGGCTGGCGGACGGCCCGACGGCCATGCGCTGGCGACTGGTGCAGGACATGGAGGAAACGGGACGCGACGCCGACGGCCAGCCGGTGACCGTGGTGCGAGACGAGGAGGTCCTGACCCTGCGCAAGTTGCTGGAGACGGCCTTCAACAACACCACGATTCGGCTGACCTACAAGGACGAGGACGGCAATACCGTGGTGCGGGAAGGCGTGTCGACGGCGGCCAACGAGCGGGCGACGGCAATCCGCGAGGCGTTCGAGGATTGGGTGTGGAAGGAACCGGAGCGCAAGGTGGCCCTGGAGCGGGACTACAACGAGATCATGAACGCCATGGCCGACCCGCGGTTCGATGGCAGTTTCCTGACCTTTGACGGCATGACCCTGGAGCGGGGCGATCAGCCATTCCAGATGCGCAACCATCAGGCCAACGCCATCTGGCGCGGATTGGTGCAGGGCGCCGGGTTGTTCGCTCACGAGGTGGGGACTGGCAAGACCTACACCATGGGGGGCATCGCGGTGGAGTCGCGGCGCTTCGGTCTGGCGCAAAAACCGCTGATCCTGGCGCATAACGCCAACAGCAAGAGCGTGGCGACGGAAATTCAGGAGATGTATCCCGGGGCCAAGGTGCTCTACATCAACAACCTGGACCCGGCGCACATTGGCGAGGGCCTGGCGCAGATCCGCAATGACGACTGGGACGCGGTGGTCATGCCGCACAGCCTGCTGGATCGGCTGACCCTGCGCGAGGAAACCCTGATGGCCCTGGCGGCGGAGGAGATCGCGGCCCTGGAGCAAGCCTTCTGGGAGGCGATCGAGGAGGCGCAGGAAGCGGGAGAGAACGTGCTCAGTTACGGTTCCGGCGGCCCGCGCACCATGGCGGAGTTCGACCTGGACAACGAGGAGCACATCAAGAAGCTGCGCGTGACCACGGCCAAGGAATTGGTGAAGGCCCGGATGCGCATCATCGAGAACATCCGCCGGCAGGCGCAGCGCTCCAGTCGGCCGGATGCCATCCCCTTCGAGGACCTGGGGGTGGACATGCTGATGGTGGATGAGGCCCATCTGTTCAAGAAGCCGCCCATGGCGACGCGCATGGCCATGCGCGGGCTGAACAAGTCGGTGAGCAATCGTTCCATCGCCCTCAAGTTCCTGACCGATTACATCAAGCGGCAGCGCAACGGGCGCGGGGTGCATCTGTTCACCGGCACGCCGATCACCAATACCCTGGCGGAAATCTTCCACATGCAGCGGTATGTGATGCAGGGCGACATGGCCCGGGACGGTATCGACCAGTGGGATAGCTGGTTCAATACCTTCGCCAGCGGGGTGTCCGACGTGGAGTTCACCGCGGCGGGCGACTACCAGGCGGTGACCAAGCTGGCGGGCTTCATCAACGTCGCCGAGCTGCGGCGGCTGATGGGACCCTACATGGACGTGGTGTTCGCCGACGATATGCCCGAGTTCAAACCCCGGGAGACGACCAGCGGCAAGACCATCACCGACGAGTTGAGCGACGCCGAGCGTGACGAGCTGCTGAACGGGCGGCGCGAGAATCCGGTGGGCCGGCCCTACAAGAAGATCGTCATGGACGTGGCGGAGATGAGCCCGGCCCAGGCGGAGATCCTTAACGAGCAACAACGGCTGTATAACGAGTGGCGCCACGCCGACGGGCGGACGCGCTATGACTGGTTGCGACAGGGGGATCCCCACTCGCCGGTGATGATCGACGGGGTGGCCTCGCGGGCGAGCATGGATGCCCGGCTGGAGGACCCGACCTTGCCGGATCATCCGCAGAGCAAGGTCAATCGCACCCTGGCCAACCTGCTGAAGCACTACCGCGAGGAACCGGAGGCGGCGCAGGTGGTGTTCATGGACAAGGGCTATTCCGATACCCGCACGCGCCAGGGCCAGCGCGTCGAGGGGTTCAACCTGACGAAGGACCTGGAGGACAAGCTGGTGGCGGCGGGGGTGCCCAGGGGGGAGATCGCCATCGTCAAGGGAGGGACGACGCCGGAACAAAAGGCGGAGATCGCGGAGAAGGTCAACGACGGGCGGGTGCGCATCGTCATCGGCCAGACGGAAACCCTGGGGACCGGGGTCAACATGCAACGGCGGCTGCGGGCCATGCACCATGTCGACGCCCCCTGGATGCCGGGAGAGCTTGAGCAACGCAACGGCCGCGGCTGGCGCCAGGGCAATACCTGGAACACGGTGCTGGAGTATCGCTACATTACCGAGCGGATTGACGGTAAACGCTGGCAGGTGCTGGCGGTCAAGGACCGGTTCATCAAGGCGTTCCTGCAAGCGGACGCCAACACGCGCGTCATCGAGGGCGACGCGGTCAGCGACGAGGATAGCAGCTACGCCGAGACCCTGAGCGAAGCGGTGGGTGATCCTCGCCTGCTGCAACGGCAAAAGCTCAAGGCGGATCTGGATAAGCTGCGGCGCAAGGAGCGGACGCATGCCCAGGGCGTGGTGGAGGCGCGGGAGCAGATTGCGCGCAATCAACGGAAGATCGGCGAGTACGAACAAGCGGCGCAGAGGGAGCGAGAAGACGCCAGGCTGCTGGAGGCGTCCATCGACGCGGCGGCGGTGGCGCAAAAGGCAGCCTACCGCACGGCCCTGGTGGACTGGGTGGCAAGTCTGGGGGTGAACCTGACCCCGGCGGAACGCACGGCCCTGATGGACAAGGGCTGGGGTACGCAGCAAGCGGATCGTGACCTGGCCAAGCGGGTGCAGGCGGCGGTGACGGCGGCGGAACTGGCGGGCAATGCCCGGCCAAAGGAGGTGACGACCAAGGCGGTCAAGGCGCGCTTGCTCAACGATGACATCACGACGTGGGATGAGTTTGAAGAAAAAGGCAAAACCCTGGAACAGCGCCTACCGCTACAAGAGGTGGCGAATTGGACGCCAATCGGCGAGTTGTATGATTTCACCCTTGAGGCGCGCCACTTCAATGACTGGCAGGGAAAACATCTTTATGCACGCATTGTTTCGCGGGCGGATCCCGAGCACCAGTACACGAACTTCAACTCAATAAAGGACTTTTTGCGGGTTGCCAATTTCCTGTCATTGGCGGAGCGCCATGAGCGGCAGGTGGCCGAGTGGCGAGATGATTTGCCCAAGCTGCGGGAAATCGCGGCGTCGTCCTTTCCGCGACAGAAGGATCTGGATCGCAAGACCAAGCGGCTGGCGGAAATCGAGAGCGACATGGCCCTTAACCCGGTGCCGGCCCCGGCCTGGTTGCGGCATGGGGCGCCCCTTGACAGCGGCGTTTACTACCAAGGTCGGCCGGTGGTGGTGGAGGGGCATCAGTGGGCGGACGACGGCTATTTCGTCTTCGTCGCGGACGGCGAGCAATCGCAGCGGGTGCCTTACCGGGAAATCCAAGACGCCAATGGTCAGGAAATCTATGAGGAGCACAGCTTTGTGCCGCCGACCAGTCGGGTGGGGGATGTCTATCTGCCTGGGCTGTGGGTGGTAACGCCCCCAGCGGGAGAACTGAACGAGCCCTCCCTGCCGCAATACTTGGACGCGCCCATGATCGAGCGCGCCAAGGCCAATGGTTATGGATTGCGCAAGCCCAAGGCTGAGGATTGGGCGCGGGACCCGGAGCGTTATCTGGAACTGAAGGGCATGCCGAAATCGACGGCGGGAATTGGCGTTGAGGCCGAGGACCTGGACGCCCCCGACTGGCGCGACGCGGCGCGCCAGGCTTTGCGCGAGCCCATGCCGCCCCTGAGCGAGTTATTGCGGGACCCCGGCGCGGGCCTGAAGGCGCGGGCCACGGGCGCCGATTGGCGGCGGCGAGCGGCCACGGTGGCTGCGGGCGGGCCTTTGTTTAGCAAGGGACAGGTACGGGGACCGCGTATCGACCGCGCGGAGGCGGTGCGACGGCTGGGGAATGCTTTGGGGACGCGGGCGGCCCGGGTGCTGCTGGACAGCGGCATCATCACCCTGACCAACGCGGGCAATCGCTACCAGGGCGTGACTTGGCGCGACGGGACCCTGTTCATGAACCTGGATGCCCTGACCGCGGGCAACTTCGAGGGGGTCCTGCTACACGAGGGCTTCCACAGTGCGGTGCGGGAGCTGCTGGGGGAGACCAAGTACCAGGAGCTGATGGGCCAGTTGGACAAGCTGCTGGCCAGTCCGGCGGGATGGGTGAAGGAGGCCAAGGCCGCGGTGCCCGCGGACACGGCGGCGGCCAACCTGACCGAGGAGGTCGGGGCCTATGCCATCAGCCAGGCCCTGGCGGAGGCGCCCCTGCCGAATCTGCTGCGGCGCTGGGCGGAAGGCTTCATGTCCGCCCTGCGCGCGGCGATCATCCGGCGCTTGCCGGCTGGGCGGCTGAAGAATTGGGCGCTGGCGAACCTGAAGCCGATGGATCTGGCGCGGCTGGCGCGGGCGGGGTTGAGGGCGAAGGCCCGCGGCGGGCTGCGCGGGGCGATCGCTGGTGGGTGGCAGGTGGAAGGGGCGCGGTATATGTTCGTCGGCCCCCAGGCGAATTTCGCCCCGTGGACGAACAATCTGTTTGACCTGAACCAGGCCAAGGAGCGGATCGCGCAAGGCGAGGATGCGGAGCTGGTCAGGCAGGAGACGGGCTGGCACGAGGGCAGGGACGGGAAGTGGCGCTTTGAGATCAGCGACAAGGATGCCCGGTTCACCGAGCGGGGGCGTGCTGCACTGGACGGCAAACTTGGCGTCGGTCAGGGGTTCATGGCGCTGGATCAGGCGCTGGAGCATCACGCCCTGTTTGCGGCCTATCCGGCGCTGGCGGATTACCTGGTGATTTTCAGCGACGGCAACATGGGCGCCGTCAAGGGCGTGATTGACACGGAGGCGGGGGTGATTCGGTTGGATCGCAAGCAACCTAACGTGCTGTCGACCCTGTTGCATGAATTGCAACACGGCATCCAGACCATCGAAGGCTTTGCGCTTGGATCAAACCTGACGTTGGCCCGTCAGCATCCCGAGTATCAGCGGTTGATGGCGGAAGCACGGAAGAACCAACCGGCTGAGCCGGGGGGCTGGGGGTCCGTGGGGACAACGACGGATGATGTCGGCAACAACGAAAATCAAATTGCCCTGGAGGTCTATCGGCGCTCTTACGGCGAGCAGGAGGCGCGAGCAACCGAGGCGCGGATGAGAATGACGGCGGAACAGCGACGCAAGACCCGCCCGGGGATGCTGGATGCCGAGAACGTCATCGTCACGTTCAACAACAAGGTGGCGGAAAACGCCCCCATTCCGGCCAATGCGGACCCCGAGACATTTTCGCCTGCGAATCCCGATCTGCGTTTCAGCCTCGCCCCCGACAACGACGCCGGCGGCTCGCCCCTGGGCGGCGGCAAGGCCCTGCTGGACAGCGTCAGGCAGGCGATGGCCGATCAGTGGACGGGCAAGCTGGGGACCTCCCTCGGGGCCTTGACCCTGCGGCAACTGGCGGACGTGGGCTCGGCATGGCTGCCGGGGATCAAGCTCTACGACCGGCTGCGCACGCGCATGGAGACGCGGCGCAATGTGATGATGGAGGAGTCGGGACGGCTGGGAGACGCGGTGGATAGCTGGGCGCGGCATCGGGCGCATCGGGATGAGGCCCGCCGGGTGTTCGAGCTGATGAACGACGCCACCCTGCAACAGGTTGACCCGGCGGATTACCAGGTGCTGAAGATCCCGCTCCAGCTTGGTCCCGGGTTTGACATGCAGCGGACCTGGGAGGCGACGGAGGCCAACGTCCAGGAGCTGCGGCGGCGGGTGCGGGCGTGGAAGAAGTCGAGCAATGTCCGGGAACGCGAGCTGGCGGGTTACTACCAGGTCGCGGCGCGCAAGCTGACCCTGGCGGTGAAGGCGGAGGCCAAGCGGCGGGCGGCCTATCCCGAGTTGCTGCAACGCTGGGAGGCCCTGTCCAGTGGCAAGCAGCATCTGGGGGCGGACGGCAAGCCGTTCGCTTCTGAACAGGAAGCACGAGCGGCCATGGTGGCGCGGCGCTGGCCCAAGGGTACCGCGCTGATCGTCGAGGAGGTCGAGGGCGGCTGGGCCATCCAGGAGCTGGGGGGCAAGGAGGTCTATACCCGCTTCCGGGATCTCTACAAGAAGCGCTCGGAGGAGATGCTGGAGGCGCTGATCAAACGGCTGGATAGCCTGGAGTCCCTGGACGATGTCGACAAGCGAGCGCTGGCGGCGCGGATTCGCGCGGAGTTTGAGGCGCCAATCGACGAGCAGGGCAATCCGCGCATCGGGCCTTACTTCCCGCTGCAACGCTTCGGGCGCTTCTATGTCTTCGCCCGGCGCTTTGGGGAAGAGGGTCCGCGGACCTTTATGCGTAAGGACGGGGCGCCGTTCGAGTCGGCGGAGTCGGCGCGGGCGGCGCTGTACAAGCGCGAAGACCTAAAGGGGGTCAACGCCCGGGCGGTGGAGCTGGAGGACGGTTCTGGCTGGGTGCTGGAGGATCAGGGCGAACCTGGTTTCTGGCTGTTTGAGTCGGTAGGCGACCGGCGGCAGGCGGTGGCAGAGCTAGAGGCGGAGGGCTGGCGGGTGGTCCGCCAGGGCCTGACGGCGGAGGCGCATCGGGAGTTGCAGGGGGTGTCGGAGACCTTTGTCGCCGACGCGGTGGACAAGCTGAAGAAGCAGGGCTCCAAGGATGAGGCGGACGCCCTGTATCAGATGTACCTGCAAACCCTGCAACAGATGAGCATCCGCAAGAAGTTCATCCACCGCAAGGGGACTAAGGGCTACACCGACGACCAGTTGCGGGCCTATGGCTGGAACATGACCCGGCTGGCGCACCAGATCAGCAAGCTGGAGGGGATGCCGGGCATGGAGAAGATCCTGCGCGGCCTGGAGCAGGGGCTGAAGGAGGCGGTGAAGGAGGCCCCGGGGATGGACACCACGCGCCAGGATGCCCTGCTGGAGGAGGTGAAGAAGCGCCACGAGTGGATTGCCAACCCGGACAATGCCCCCTGGACCAATGCGGTGGCGGCCCTGGGCTTTTTGTTCTACCTGGGTGTCAGCCCGGCGGCGGCCCTGGTCAACTTGAGCCAGGTGCCGATTGTGGCCTTGCCGGTGCTGGCTGCGCGGCTGCTCGGCTGGGCGCGGGCCGGGGGGACCACGGTCACGGCGGACGGCCGGTCGCGGGCGACGGCGGAGAGTTATGGCCCGGGCGGGGCCTGGGGCGAGGCGGGGCGGGCGCTGACCACGGCCTTTGCCGACGTGGCGCGGGGCTTCAAGCCGGGGGTGCTCAAGGGCTTCATCACCGGGCGGCCGTTGCCGAGCGAGGCGGCCAACCTGACCGCGGAGGAGCGGGCGGCCTTCGCCGAGTGGGACAAGTCCGGGGCGCGGGACCGCACCCAGGCGCACAACCTGGCGGGGATCGGGGATGCCGATAGCTGGCTGAACGGGCCGACCTTTAACCGGGTGATGGGGGCAATCTCCAGCCTGTTCCACCTGGCGGAAGTGGCGAACCGGGACGCGACGTTGTTGGCGGCCTATCGCCTGGCGCGGTCGCGGGGCATCAGCCATGAGGTGGCGACCTTGCAAGCGGAAGAGGCGACCTGGGAAGCGCATTTTGATTACAGCAACGCCAATCGTGCCCGGTTCATGCAACCCAACGTCGCCAAGGCGCTGTTGATGTTCAAAAACTACGCGCAGCACGTGCTGTACTTCCTGGGGCGCAACCTGTACCTGTGGGCGCGGGGCGAATCCAAGGAGGTGCGGCAGGAGGCGCGGACCAAGTTCGCCGGCATGGTGGGCATGACGGCGCTGTTCGCCGGGGCCTCTGGGCTGCCGATCGGCGGTGCCTTTGTCGTCGCCAATCTGGTGCAGGCCCTGTTTGGGGACGATGACGAGCCGTGGGACGCGGAGGTGGAGTGGCGCAACCTGCTGCGGGAGGTCTTCCCGCGGGACGTGGCGGACATCATCGACCGTGGAGCGGCCAACAAGCTGACGGGCATGGACTTCGCCAGCCGGGTGTCGATCGCCGACCTGATCTACCGGGCGCCGGATCGGGATCTGGACGGGGCGGGGATGTTCCAGCACGTGGTCGAGCAACTCATGGGGCCGGTGGGCGGCATCGCGGCGCGGCCTTTCTCTGCTTATGACGACCTGCGCGAGGGGCATTGGGGCCGGGCGGCGGAGGCCCTGGCGCCGAAGTTCCTCAAGGACCTGGGGCAGATGGGGCGCTTTGGCTACGAGGGGGTCCTGTCGCGCAAGGGGGATGCGATCATGGCCCCCGGGGAGCTGAGCAGCTACGAGCTGTTCGGCAAGGGCCTGGGCTTTACGCCGGACGACCTGGCGGTACGCTACGATTCCAATCGGGCGATCAAGCTCTACGAGGGGCGCATCGACGCGCGGCGGCGGGAGCTGATCCTGGCCGCGGCCCTGGCGATCATCGAGCGTGATCCGGAGGGCCTGCGCGCGGCGCGGCAGAAGATCGCGGCCTACAACCGGGCGGTGCCAAAGTATCCGATCAGCGAGGCGACCATCCGGCGCAGCGTGCGCGCGCGGCAGCAAATGCGCGCGCGGGCGGAGGACGGGATCATCGTCAATCCCAAGCTGGCCTACCTGCGGGATGAGGCGGGGGGCTTTGGGCGGCGGGAGGAGGAGATGGCGGAGGAGTAGGGCCGGCATGACCCATCCGAGGAGATCCTCGGATGGGTCATGGGGGCTGGTCGCGAGACCATTTTCCCGGTGCCGGGAAGATGGTCACCCTATTGGTGAGGTCAACAAAATGGCCCGCGAGTGGCGTCCTGACTGTCTAAAACCAAAAACCTGACCCCAGCATTTCCAAGGGCTGTAACAAAGGGCCAGACTGCGGTCGATAGACAATTTGCCTATACGGTTTGTTAATTAATTCAAAAAGTTATAGTACTTTTAAGGAGTACTGCTGCATTATCGGCGTATGTTGCAAGTGTTTGTTTTCGTTAGGCATTTATGATGCTTTGGTGCCGTTTTTTTTAGACTGTCTAAAACTCGGGCCGATTACCTCATCGCGTTCGCGGGATCTGAGGTAGCGATTGGTCATGGTTTCGGTGGCATGGCCGGCCAGGCGCTGGGCGTTGAGGCCCTGCTTTTTGGCGTCGGTGAGGGATTTCGCGCGGAGGTCGTGCAGGTGGGCGTCGGGGACGCCGGCTTTCTGGCAGGCACTTTGCCACAGGTCGCGGACGCCGGTGTAGGAGCGCAGTTCACCCGTGCGTAGGGCGAGGAGGTAAATCTTGCGGTTGGCGTGCAGGGCGCGGGCTGCGCGGACGGCTTCTTCCAGGTCGGGGTTCCAGACGACGAGGAGCTTCTTGTCGGTCTTCTCCTGGTCGAACTCGATGCCGTCGGCGGTGATGTCGCTCTCGCGGATCTTGAGCACGTCGGAGATGCGCTGGGCGGTGAGGTAGCACAGGGCCATGATAACCTTGAGGGTCGGGTTGGCGTGCTTGTGGATGGCCGTGTACTCGGCGTCGGTGATGTAGCGGGTGCGGGGCTTCTGCGCTAAACGGGGGATAGATATGACCGGGTTGTGGTCGATCCAGCCGCGGCGGACGGCAAGGTCCATGGCCAGCTTGAGGACAGTGCGCATGAGATTGGCCCAGGCGGCGGTGTCGCTGAGGCTGTCGAGGATGTCGGCGACGTGGGTGGGCTTGACCTCCTCGACGCTGAACTCGACGAGGATCTCGCCGAGGCGAGCGGCGGCCTTGCGGTATTGGCCCAGGGTGCTTTTGGCCAGGTTGCGCTTGGTGGCCTCGGTGACGGCTTCGTCGAGGAGGGCGGGGAGGGTGTGTTCGGTGACGCCGACGAGGTGGGCGTAGGCGGTCATGGCCTCGGGCAGGGTGGCGCCCAGGCGGTGCCACTTGCCGTGGCGCACGTAGTAGTAGGCGCCGTGCTTGTGGTAGCACGATACGGGGAGGTTGCGGTCGCGGGTGCGCGGGCGGGCCATGGCGGGTGGGGTCAGGCGCGGTTGAGGTGGAGACGGGGTTCGCGTTTGGGGGGCGGGGGGGATTCTATCGCGCCCCCCATGCGGCGCTCCACGTAGCTGCGGAGGATGCGCGGGCGGCCGTCGGCGCCTAGCTCGAAGATCCAGGCGCGTTGGCGGAGCCAGCGGATCTGGTCGTGGGCGCGCTGGTAGCCGGTCAGGGCCTGGATGTCGGGGGGTGATAAAAACATGCTCATGGTTGGTTGATGTGATAGTTGATCAACAATTAAGTGAAGGCGTCCTTGCCTCCTTGCACGTTGCTGAATACCGCTGTCGCGCTTGATGCAGCTTGGAAATAAGCTAGTCGTTGATTGAGAATGATCGAACGCTGGGCGGCGCTCGTCATTCCTTCGGGGGTGGCGGGCGTTTTCATTTATGCCACCTCCAGATTCTCAATCGCGTTGGAGAGAATCGCGTCTATCTGGCTTTGCCGCCAATAGTTGCGTGAATTGATGACGATGGGCGGAGGCAAGATGCCCTGACGGCGCCTCCTCCACATGGTCATGTCGCTGATATTCCCGAGTTGCTTCTTCACGTTGGCCTGAGAAACAAGGGAATCATTCGCTAAACTTTTCTGGTTCATCGTGCCCTCCATTGAAGTGAGGACGACGATAGACCATTATCTAACTTGTTGAAATGGAGAAACTAATTTCTCCGTTTTTCTCCGATTTTCTCCATTTTCTCCGTTGTCGTCGCCGACCAGTTCAAACTGGCCGCCGTAGGTGCCGGAACCTTTTTGCACGCGCCAGTCGCCAATGCCCTGGGTGATGCCGGCGGCGGCCAGCAGGTTGCAGATGGCCGGCTCCTTGATCAGGGGGCGGGTATAGGTGACGGTGAGGTAGCAGGCCCAGCGGGGGAGGATGGCGCGAGTGCGGACATCGGGAGTGCGCTTGATGTCTGAGTTGCGCACGACGCTCATGAGCAGTTGAGGGATGCCGTAGATGGGGATGTAGTCGTTCTCGACGAAGGTCAGGCGCGACATTTGCGTCCGGGCGGCGCCAGGGATGTCGATGGCGGCGCAACACAGGGCCTGCTTGAAGTTGACCGCGGGCATGACGATGCGGGTCGGGGCGTCCGCTTCGCGGGCTTTATACATGGAGTCGCGGAACTCGGTCATGACATGGTGCTTGGCGTTGGATGCCTTCTCAGCGGCGTTCTTTTTTGCGGCCGGGAGCAGCAATTCCTGCATGACTTTGGCGCTCATGGCGTGGCAGATCATGGGTGTGATGCCCAGGAGCTTGAAGTGAATCTGGCCGCGGGAGATCTCCATGATGGAGATTTCGGTGGATTCTTGAGTTTTTCTGACGGTCATGGCGGTTACCTTGGGGGTGATGGTGGGTGAACGGTCAAATCGCCTTAACGCGAAATTCCGTGTAGAAGGGGCCAATGGCCCCGGTTTGGCGGGCATCCAGAAGCATGCCCAGGGCGTAGTCCAGGTTTTGCAGCGCGGCGGCGGTGTAGGCGGTGACGGATGCGTCTTCCAGTTCTGGGTAGCGCCGGTTGAAGAGCATGGCGACAAACTGGGCCAGGAGGCGGTCTTCGGCTTCGTATTTGATCATGGCTTGGTCCGTAGCCAGTTTTCCCGATACCACCGTTCAAAAACTGGCCAAGCGGGGTGCAAAGGGCGATAGGACGGCTGTCGCTTCATCGGCTTGCCGTCTTTACGTAGAAATGACGGACCGCCAAATAGTGGCGCAAATTGCCATCGAAAGGTGCGCCCTCTGGCATCTTGTCCTTCGCCAAAATAGTTCGCATGGGAACATTCAGGACAATGCGGGTTGTCCCCGGGCGTGCTGGGGCAGCGGGTGGAGCTGCAATCAATGCGGTAGCTCATATCTGCTTCCCGATTTTGGCTTCGTATTGGGTCATGGCTTGGTCCGTTCGGTGGCGTTGGCGCTTTCATCGGCGAAGGCCCGTTCCAGACACTTCTCCAGGTAGTGGATGGCCTTTTGGAGATCGAGCGTGCGCGGGGTGTCGGGTTTGTGACGAAGGATGTACTTGATGGCGTTGCCCTCGAAAAAATCTAAGTCCCAGGCTTCGATGATGACCCAGGGATCGATGCCGCGGTGCTTGTAGTGGCTGCCGCCCACCTGGACGGCGTTGGGTGGGGGTAGGTCGTCGCGGGGCATGGGGGTGGGCTCCTCGTAGCGTGGGGGTTTGATCCAGGGGGGGGTGTTGTATTTTCTTTTTCATGGTTATTTGATGTGATGCTTGAGCTTGGGAAGCGGGACGCTGGGTGGTTGATGGCCCTGGGTCGGGGATGGCAGGACATTGGCTCGGGCCTTTTTGACCCCGCGATCCAGGATTCCTTGCCTGGCAGCCTCGACCGCTTCGCGGAAATAAGCGTCAGATTCTTGCTTGGTCATGACGCTTATTCTCCTAACATCTGACAGGGCCAGGACCATCAAATATTGCTTCTGTTGCTTCTGAGTTTACTCTAATAATCTTTAATTGCCTTCTGTTTATAAATGCGTTAAAAGCCATCGCGTGCGCCTTAACAAAATAATGATAAGGAACTGCTTTTTTTCCGCTTAGTCTTCCATCGGTATAATATGATCTAGTTTCTCTCATATAATCCAGTAATGTTTTCTTAGGATCACCAATCAATAATCCGTTGTCTTTTGATATTTCTCCGTAAAATGCAATACATGCGTCAGGATTCCAGTTATAAACGTGCATCGCGCAAGCTAGCGTAGTCCTTTTCACCATGTAATCCTTGCGCTTTGAGTTAGGATCGTGATATGTTCTCAGCGCAGAACGCGCCAATTCTCCATACTGAAGAACCTGTTTTAATTTAACGTCATTCGTCATCTGAGTGTTGCTTTTAAGCGAAGACGCTCCAATCATCCATGCGTAATAATTAACCGCCGCAGTAATCCAGTTAAGCTCAGTAGCCGTTACCTCAAGCCTTTTGTTGATCTCATGCGCTACAAGAGATACCGCTAACTGCCTCGTCAAGTGCGTATCATGTCGCGTAAAGTCGTCGGCAATTTGTTCTTTTGACTGAACATCGAGCACGACAACGCTTAACAAAACGGACTGTTGCGCTTTGACAATAGCGCTAAGAGTATGCTGGCCATTTGTAAGATGAAACGAATCTCCAAGTTTGCAAAAATTTATTTGCGTTTTTTCTCTGAATCTTCCGTTGATGATCTCTTGAGCAAGGTTGTTAACGTGATAAGCGCGTATCGGGCGCTGATGCTCATAATTCCACGATGCCAGCCATTGCTGAGCTATGACGGGTGTAACAACTTGATAGCCATCTGTTGGCATGAAAATAACGCTCATGTTTTTTGCCTGATTATTCATCGGTCAAATCAAAATTATCGTAGTGCATGGGTAGGGGGGAGGCGCCGGTCAGGGTGATGCGGTATTGCTGAATGGGGATAGCCTCGTGGTGTGGTGAGTAAAGATCAAATCGCCCGGGCGCGAAATTCCGTGTGGAACTGGCCGATGGCGCCACTGTCGCGGGCAAGCAGGAGCTGGCCCAGGGCGCCGTCCAGGATGCGCAGGGCGGCGGCGGAGTAGGCGTTCACGGAGTCTTTGTCCAGGTCGGGATAGCGCTGGCTGAAACACAGGGCGACAAACTGGGCCAGGAGGCGGTCCTCGGCTTCGTATTTGATCATGGCTTGGTCCGTAGCCAGTTTTCCCGATACCACCGTTCAAAAACTGGCCAAGCGGGG